AATTTATACTACCGGCAGCTGGGGCTGCAGCAGGTGCGTTTGGATTTGCAGCCGGAGCATTAGCTTGAGCATCTGCTTCGTCATCGCCACTAACAACAGCTTTACCTGCTTGGAAACCTTTTTTAACTGCGCCAGGAATTCCAGCAATACCTCCAGCAACAGCGCCAACACCTTTGGCTACTCCGCCTACAGCTTTGCCTATACCTCTTCCAATACCTGCTAGACTAATTTCATCAACTTGTTCTTCAACTAGTAGTTCATTGATACGCATAATAGATTTCCACAAAAAAGTTAAATTTATTTATGTTATTGAAGTGAACTGCGTTCACTTGCTTCTGCGCTATCGCTTACGCTCTAGCTTGAAGCATTTGTTTCGTCGAAGACGAATTTAAATATTATCTAGATTAAGTGGTCACACTTAGCCCGCACAGGGCAAAGTTGACATTATCTGAGTATCGCAGTCACTTAGCGTTAGGGTGTTTAGCAGAGGCGGTTGTCCGGTACCTCCATCCCCGTCTTGTTACAACGGCACTTATACTAATCTACGCTAACAGGATAGTATAAGCTGTGGTTATTGTTAATTCCACATCATTGGGCCTATTTTTACATTTTCAAACAGCAAAACCGCGGCAATTTGCGATCTACGTCCTGTTAAGGATAGTTGCTGAGTACTCTTTACGGCGAGAGATTTCCATCCCTGTGACCCGAGGTCCAGGTTTAGGGCACCCGAAATTAGCAGGTGCGAGCTTTTACCGTATGGTGAGCCTAAGTTTTCTTTATATGTGAGCCATGTACACGGACCTGTATGTGTCCGTTATAGTAATCATCTGATTCTAATACTTTGCGGTCAAATTGTTCGCGGGCCTCAATGTAGGATGTTTCTGCTTTAGATTTACAATAGTATAGTATTTCGCGAGAGAAATTGTCTTTGCCTAGTGTGTTAATATCTGCTGTTAAATTAGGACTGGACCCGTAGTATTCCTGCCAGTCGCTGTCGATTTTGCTTCGAATCTTCTTTTTCTTTTTTGTGCCGTTCTTTAACTTTACAGTCTTGTAGGTCGTTTTACTAAATTTTGCTAACTTCTTGCCAATGTATTGGCGCCCCGTGAGTATGTTGGTTATGCAATAAACAAAACCAACACAGTCCTCGGGTAATTCATTTACAACTTGTCCTTGATAAGTCCAAGTCATTAATTATTTTGCTGCCTTGGCTTCCTTGCGAGCATTCTTCTCGGCAGTGATTTCGTTGCGGCGAGCTTTAATTAATTTTCCTAATTCGGCTAACGCTTTACGAGCACGAGTACCAGCGGCGCTGTTGCCGCTGGAGAATTTCTCGTCTTCTTTTTCCCATTCGGCAACTGCTCTTTTAATTTGTTCTGTTGTTGAGTCCATTTTTAATTTCCTTAAGTCTTTTCTTTTCTGCTCGAGCTTCTCGATTTTTTCTTAATCTTTCTGCGTTAGCATCAACCATTTCTTTATGCGATTCAAAGCTATATCGAAATAATTCTTTTTCTACCACTTTCAACTCTTTGAGTATCCTCCGGAGATTTCTCATCCTTGGGATACTTATCAGTTTCATATAATCCTGGTGACAATTGTGATATTCCACAACCAGGGTAACAAATCTATTATAAGTTTCCTTGTATTGATCTAGTTTAGGCGTCGACATAGTCTACATCATTACTATAACTGGTAAAACCGTTTTCTTTGATTACCCTTAGTACGTTGTTTACACGACCTATAAGTTCGTCTTTATGCGATATCAAGTATATATTCTTATTCCGCTCTCTGGCCATTTTCTTTAGGACCGCTAAAGCACTCTCTACTCCTGCGGCATCCATGCCGGCATCAACAAGCTCATCAATAAACAATAAATTGATACTTTGATACAATCCTTCCCAAACGTCTCGGAAGGCAAAGCTCATAGATAAAATAAGTCTGTTGCGTTCTCCACGGCTCAGGTTATCAAAATCTAAGTCTTGACCTAATTGTGTGATTTCTACTGTTAGGTCATTTAAGAATACAACCTTGTGTGGTAATCCAAGTTTATCAATGTAATAGGTTAATCTCTTATTCAAATATGTTAAATTTTGATCAATTATCTTTTTACGAACAAAACTATCTTTGTTGGTTAATAGTTTGTGTAGGAATTCTTGATGGTCACGTAGTTTAGTGAGCTCGTTGATATTGTCCCATTTAATTTCTTGAATTGCGGTTTTTGTTAGTTCCTCAATTTGTTCATCGTAGGGATTTTTTTCATCAATTTTGTTGGTTAATTGCTTTTCTAAGCTATCAACATTGTTCTTGTGTCCTAGTGCCTCTGCTTCTGTATCGTAGAAAGTACTTGGCGGCTTAGGAAGTTCACCTATATCTTTAATCGATGATTCGACTACCTCCAGATCGCTTTTTACTTTGTCCTGATATGTAATAGCATCAGCTAGATTTTTCTCAACCTCGGCAGTCATTTCTTCGTGTTTGTGATCGTGTAACTCTTGCTCACAAGCAGGGCACGTTTTATCTTTTAGACGTACAAGATCGTTCAAGTATTTGGTTACAGTTCTATCGGCTTGACTTTGGGCAGACTCTAAAGTTGCACGTTGCTTGCTAAGTTCTCTTAATTTACTATTACTTTCATTCCACAGCTTTAAGCTGGTATGTAATTCTAGTTCTTCTTCAATACTTACGCCGTCTAACTTCATAATTGCTCGGCCTAAGTTTTCAATCTCTTGTTCCTTCTTAGTTTCCCAAGCAGAACTTTTAATAGTCAAACTGTCAATGCTTTTTTGTACGTTTTCATTGGCTGTTTTGATTGCTTCAATTTTAGCAGTTTCAGATTGAATCTTATCTTTGGTATCTTTGATAGCAATTTTAAGTGCTTCTGCTTTCTCACTTAGTTGTGTAATACCTAGTAACTGTTCGATTACTTCTCGCTGATCTGCGGCCCGCATTGATAAAAACGGTTCTGTATAGGTGTTTAACGCAACAAGGTGTTTGAACATTGTATGACTCATCTCAAGCATTTGTTCAATGGCTTTTTGTGTTTCGCGACTATCGCCTTGGCTATCGTCTTCCTCTTTAGATTCTATTTGCTGATCGTTGACAAATAATTTAAGAACGTTGGGTTTTCTGCCACGTTCAATCCTATATTTTGTGCTATGCTTTTCAAACTCTGCTGTAACCAACATGTGCTTCCCGTTGGTTTTATTAATTAAGTTTTCTTTCTTAATATTAGTAAGAGCTTGTCCGTATAGTGCGTAACTTAGCGCATTAATAATTGTAGTCTTGCCAGTGCCGTTGCGTGAGCCTGTGTCATCGCCACCGAGGTCAATATTAGCACCTAACACAAGAGTTAAATGTTCTTTGTCAAAATCCACAGCTTGAGTTTGGTTGCCCACACTCATAAAGTTTTTTACGGTAAGATTTTTTAATTTAAAACTCATAGATTATTATAAATTTCCAACAGGATTGTTTTATCAAAGTCTTTAGAATCAATGTTGATTAATTGTTCTGTAACAATTTGATCAACACTTTCAAATTTTTGATCTGGATTATCTTCAATAGTGCCATCTAAATTAGTTTTATCTTGTATTAAACTAATTTCTCGTATGTCGTAATCGTTGACAAAAGTTTCTTTAATAAAAGAAGCTTCTTCGTAGCTAATGTCAATATCAAGGTTGACTTTAATATACATTTTGCTTTTCATAATATTAGCGGCATTGTCAATTAACTCGCTGAGCTTAACAACTCTAAATTTAGGACAATCTGGCCAATCTATAAACTGAGGCTTCCCTCCCCATTCTAGGATCATCATTCCTCGTTGGTCGTCGCCTACATCGGCAAAGTTGTGGGGAAAAGCATTTCCTATGTAAACAATCTTATCACGTTGTTGACGTTTGTGGAAGTGTCCACTAAAAACATAATCCTGATGCGTAAAGTGGCTAGCTTGTAACTCGCCATGGTCTGGCATCTGTACCATAGCGTTCATGTAGAACAAGGGCAATTCAAAGTGCCCAAACATGTACTTACTTTTAACCTGGCTAATAGTCTTCCATTCGTCACCTACCAACCACGGTACTAAGGTCACATCACCTATGGTAGTTACTTTTTCGACCACAGTGACGCCTGGAATATGTCGGCCAAACGCAGAGCTATGGATGTCTCGTTTATCTTTGTAAAATAAATCGTGATTACCCGGAAACCAGAAGAACTGCTCAAAGGCAGCTCCTAGTTTTTCTAAACATCTAATACTGGTGTCGAGTGTGATTAAATTTAGGCTATTACGATTATGACTCCAATCGCCTAAGAAAATACAAGTTTCACAGTTTTCTTTTTTAGCTGTTTCAATAAACCAATCTACAAATTCTTCACAGTCTGATAAATGTGTTGCTGAGTTAGATTTTAATCCAAAATGAATGTCAGTAAAACACGCCACCTTTTTAAACAAGGTCATATTATTATTCTCCTACAACGAGTTTAGCAGATACTATTAACAAAAGTCAAGTACCTGCTTCTTCGTCTGGTGTTTCTTCTTCGACTGTGTCTTCTTCGTAGGTATCTTCAGTTTTTGGCATTCTAAAGTTTTTATACATTTCTGCCTGTCTAGCAATTTCTTCTGCGTATAACTGGGAGTTTTGTCTAGTCATGCTCGGTGTTAAACCAGCATCTTCTAATAAATCGTCTCTAATATTTTGACTTTTCTTTTCAACATTAAGGATACGAGTAAAGCTGTTTGTTACTGCGGCTGTATAATAAGCAAACGGGTTATCTGATTTTGATTCATCAAACTGTAAACCGATTTGACTTAACTGTAAAATGGCCTGACCCTTCATTTCGTCGATGTAGGTATAACCACGCCAATTGCTACGCTGTGCGTAACGCTCGCTGAGTTTAATAAACATCTTACCTAAGTTTTCAGTGATGCGGCCGTGATCCTTGCTGAAGTGCCCTTTTTCTAGATTACCCTTCCAATGACTTTTTCCTACACATTCTAATTCGTCATTGTCATTGAATTTCCAATGTTGGAAAGGAGGAAAGTTAACTTTGTCGTGTGCGTCAGCTGTGCTTTTTACTGTTTTTTTCCTACCAGGAGCTTGCGGTATATGAT